TTTAAAAGAATCAGCCAAGAAGAAGGAAAGGCTGACAATCTCCACACTGACAATGTTAGTGGAGGAGATAGTGATGAATGACCCTACATTCAAAAGACTTACTTATGAACAGAAGGCTCAGTTTATTGCTGAGAATTTTGATGTAGAAGTAGAAGGTAGGGACATTTGGTTGCTTGAAGAACCCTCACTTGAGGAAGAGCAACTTGACCTTCAATTGATGTACCAAATTAATAATTTACTATGAAAACAATTGAAGATGGTGTTTTCTGGACAAAGGTACTTCCAAATCTGACAAGCTTGCCTGCAAAAGCTTGTGGCTATAAAAGGGTAGTACCCTTTAAGTCAGGCAAAGGCATGGCAATTGGCTTGTACTTGAATGAGCTGAACACTCACATGTTCTTCATGTTAGCAGACCCTAAAGAGAAGGCAGAATCACATGATTTGTTTTCTGGTCTGTACTACATAGCTCCAGGACTCAAGAGAGAAAATCTTGAGACAGATGTGAAGAACAAGTACCATGTTCCTTCAACACACTGGCAACATGTTGCTACAGCAGACCAATTGCTTGAATGGATAGGGAAGAAGTCTCAATCTGAAAAGCAGTTGGCTCTTGATTTCCCTAGATATGACCCCAATAATACTGGGGAAGAGGAAATCACCTTTGAAAAAGAGGAGAGTGCTATCAATCCTTCTCATTACAAGTCTGAATCTGGTCTTGAATCCATTGATGTTATCAATGCATTCTTCAAAGACAGTTTCAACTTGGGTAATGCCTTTAAGTACATGGCTAGAAAAGGAAAGAAACTTGGGCAAACCCCAGAATCTGACCTTAAGAAAGCTGTATGGTACATAATGGAAGAACTCAAGGACCATGTAACCAAAGAAGAGATGAGGGACTACATTGAAAATGAGTTAATCACTAAACATGCAAGCTGATGTATATTGACATTGAAGTTTTAATTAACTACAACATATCAATTTCTCAGTATCTACTTGCTTGTTTTATCCTGGAAGAAAACCAGGAAACTCACCTGAAGTATATCAAGGCTTGTGGTAAGTTTCAGGAAAAAGATGTAAAGTACCTCATTGATGAGGGCTATCTACTCTACTCTGGTAATGGGGCATCATACAACTTGTATGAGCTTTTCCCTACTCAAAAGCTTGAAAACATTATTCAAGACATGAAAAGAGAGGAAGAAGCACTCCCATCACCACAAAAGCCAGAACCTACTTTGGATGACTTTTTTAGCTTCTCTGAGAAATTTAGAGAACTGTTCCCTAAAGGTGTCAAGCCTGCTGGGAAGCCTGTAAAAAGCTCACTGAGAGACATCCAGAAACAATTAAGGAAGTTTGAGAAACAATACCCTGACTATTCTAGGGAGGAAATTCTCAATGCTACTGCACATTATGTCTACAGATATAAAATGCAAGGATATGCATATATGAGAACTGCCTACTATTTCATTCATAAACAGAATGAGGGGAGTGACTTGGCTTCTGAGATTGATGAAATAAGAGAAAAGGGAATGCCAGAACAAATCAGAATGTATGGAACAGAAGTCAAATAGTCTGGGATTCAAGCACATAAGTCAGGCTGCTCAAGAAGCAGTGGAGCTGGTGCATGGTAGGAGAACAGGGCAAATTATCCCTGTGAAAACAAGATGGAATAAACTCAATGATTCCTTGATGCAAGGTATTGAGTGGAATTGTATCTTCACTATTGGGGGTATCTCTGGTAGTGGTAAATCTTCTATTGCTGATGAGCTTGAAACCTCTTTAATTGACTTAAATCCTCATGAAGATTTTGTAGTTTTGTCATTCAACTGGGAGATGATTTCATCTAGGAGAGTGATGAGGAAAATCTCCAGTAAGGTTAATATGAGTGTTAAACAACTGTTTAGTGCTGACAACAACACAGTAACTGATTATCAGTACCAAGGTGTTGTAGCTGCTGCTAATCAGGTGTACCATTATCCCATTTATTATGTGGACACACCTGGTACACCTACAGATGTTCTTAACACTTTCTTTGCCTTCAGGAGGAAGTTTCCAGAAAAGAAGAAATTTATCATATTTCTTGACCACACTATCCTAACAAAAGGCAGACAAGGCCAGAAACAGAATGACCTTTTAGCTGAACTGCAAGGTGTTTTCTTAACTATTAAGAAGCATGGAGCAGAAACTGGAGACTATGATTCAATCATATTCCAGCTATCACAGCTTAATAGGGAGATTGAAACTCAAGATAGGATTATGTCCTTGGAGGGTCAATATCCTAGAAGGTCTGACATTTTTGGTGGAGACTCAGTGTACCAAACCTCTGATTATGTGATGATTACACATTGTCCAGAGAAACTGTACATTGAGCAATATGGTCCTCAAGGTCTCCCAACAGAGGGGTACTTATACTGGCACATTATCAAGAATAGAGATGGTGATTTAAGTATCCTTCAGATGGTTAATAACTTAAAATACAACAAAGTAGATGAGCCAAACTGAGAATAACAGTTCTGAGCAACAGGAAAACCCTGTGGTTGAGCACCAAGTACAGACACTTCAGAAGAAACCTGAAGTAGGTGTACACCCAATGGCACTCAATGTCACAGAAAACCTTATTGCACAAGCAGAACAGATGGTTAAGTCTGGGTTGTTACCAGACAGCATCCAAACAGCTCAAGGAGCTGTAGTAGTGATGCAGTATGGAAGGGAGCTGGGCTTCCCTCCAATGGCTTCTTTCAAGAACATCTATGTTGTGAATGGTACTCCATCATTGGCTACTAAGGCTACAGCAGGTTTGTTGTACCAAGGTGGTATCAGATGGAAGACTGTCCATGATTATGAGGCTATCTATGACAAAGACCAAGCTGGTAATCAAGTCTGTGTAGACATGATTACTACATTGGAAATGTACAGAGATGGTATCACAGAAAAGTTGAGCTTTAGATGGTCTGATGCTGTCAGAGCACAACTTGTGAAGAAAGATGTTTGGAAGAAGTATCCAAAGAACATGATGTACTGGAGGTGTTTCTCCATGCTGGCAGATAGAGTTGCCCCAGATTTACTCTTGGGCATGCCAGATGCAGCAGTGATGGGTGACATCCATGATGTGGATTATAGGATGGAGCCAGATGGTTCCATAGAAATCACCCCAGCTCCAGAACAGTAGGAAGAAGGAACAACTGGTAGTTCTTAAAAACCAGAGAGTTAAATTGTATAACAAGTAAATTTAGAAAACATGGGTCTTGAATTTGTAACAAAAGCACCTAATGCTAAAGCAAAATCACAAGGAATTTTCAAATCTTTGTTGAAAGTAAACACTGGAAACAACAACTTCAACTTCTCCAAGAAGGTAATTCTTGATTTGGTTGGGGCTGATGAAGAAGGGAAGGCAAATGAGTTCAGAGCAGGCTTTGCTTATGACTCTGAGAAGAAAGAGATATTCCTTTACTTGCACCCAGAAGGGAAGAAGGCAAGTAAGTCTGGAACATTCTCTGACACTCATCATGCAGAGAAGTTTGTTACTACTTTAGGTCTTGAAGATGAGCTTGGGAAAGTTCTTGAGTTTGAAGTAAAGACTGAAGAAGCTGTGGAAAATGAGGAACATGGTGTTACTCTTTACCCAGTAATCTTCAAAGGAGCTTCTGCTCCAAGAGGTGCTAAGACTGCTTCAACTGAAGCTGCTGCTCCTCAAGAGGAAATCCCAGCAGAAGAGCCTCAAGCAGAGACCCCATCTTTCACACCTGAAGGTGGAGAAGTTCCTGAAGCACCAGTAGCTCCAATGGAGACCACTGTTGCAGAACAGAATGGTGAAAATCCAACAGATATGGCTGACTTAGGTGCACAACCACCAGTTGCACCTCAAGCTGGGTCTGAATGGCCAAACTAAGCCACTAAATTGGTTTAACCTTTGGGGCTAGGGTGTTCCTAGCCCCTTTATTAAATTGAAGTTTAAATACTAAAAGAATAAAAGATGAATCCAACTCAAGGACAAGCAGCACCTGCTGCTCCAGCAATGGGAAGTTTTGTTAATGTTGAAAGAAATGAAGGAACTGTATGGCTTCAGCCTGGTATCCACACTGTAGTTGTTGCAAGTATTGCATTTGTACAGCCACAGACATCTAGCCCATACATTGGGATTAAGATGGTGGATGGTGATGGTAAGGAAACCACACAGAGATTCTATGTTTCACCAAAAGCAATTGACATTTCCCTTGGGAACATTGTTCACTTGTTGAACAAGATTGTTACTGATGAGCAATTGAATACTCTTCAATGGCCAGAAGGTGACTATGATGCCATGTGTAAGGTGCTTGATGCTGCTATTCCAAAGGATGTGGCCATTGAAATCAAGCTTAGTGGTGAAGAGTACAATGGTAGAATCAATGCAAAGTTTGCATTTAAGCCATTTGCTCAGAAGCCTGGTGAGGATAGACTTATCTTCAACCCAGACACTGACATCAAGAGAGAAGAAGTTGCTGACTTAACTTCTAACTTAACTCCACCACCTGCTGGGGGAGGTGCTGTACCACCTCCAGCTAATGGAGGGCCTGCTGCTGCTCCAGGTGTTCAAGCTCCAGGAGTTGCTCCAGGGGCTGCACCTGCTGCACCTGGTATTCAAGTACCTCAGTAAGAGTAAGTTAAACAGAGGGGACACATTGAGTGTCCCCTTTTTTATTCATTGATTTATGGCATCCAGATTACCTGTAAAACAAACTAGAGAAACAGTACTTCAATTTGTAAGTGAGGAACAAATATTTGAATACTACCTTGGAGATTCTATTGACTTGACAAGGAAGTATTGCTCTCCATTGAGAACAGATAATAACCCTACTTGCACATTTAAGGTCATGCAATCTGGTAGGCTGTGGTTCAGGGACTGGGCTGGTCACTTCTCTGGAGACTGCTTCAACTTAGTTGAAGAGTTCTACCAATGTGATTTCAAGGAAGCATTGCTGTACATAGATAGAGACTTGAATCTCAATCTATTTGACAATAGTGCTGAAATGCAAAGACAAATCATCATTGATGAGAATAAATCAGTTGATAGAACAGTCAAGCAAAGAGCTATAATTGATGTGAGAAGACAGCCTTATGAGGTGCATGACTTGGAATATTGGGCTTCTCAAGGTGTTGTTGGTGAATACCTTACAGAATACAATGTATTTGTAGCCAAATTTGTAAGAATCAATGGCTATCAAATATGGGAGTATACTCCTGAAGACCCAATATATGTCTACCTGTTAGCAAGTGGAGCAATTAAATGCTATAGGCCACTAGCCAAGGACAGGCAAGACAAGTGGTTATCCAATACTTCTGTGGATGACATCTTTGGATGGGAACAATTACCTGAAACTGGACATATCTGTTTGATTACCAAGTCTTTAAAAGACATCATGGCACTCAGATACTTAGGTTACACTTCCTGTGCTATACAGGCAGAAGGTAATGATTTTCCAGAGGATAAAATGGAAGACCTGAAGAAGAGGTTTACCCATGTAATTTACTTCTATGATAATGATGAAGCTGGTATGACCAAGATGGCTCAAGAGTCTGAAAGGTTTAATGTGCCTTACACATACATACCACAATTCATTGAAGGAAAGGACATCTCTGGACTGATTAACCATCATGGTGCTAGGTATGCAAAGAGCATCCTAGAGATTAACCTAGAGAAATACTTATGAAAAATTTCTTAGAAGTCTGCATTGACTTAGATAAGAAGTACCCAGAAGATGAAAAAGGCAATGAAGAGTTTGGAAAAATGGTAAGAGCACAGCTCTTGAATGAGACTGGTAGACTGTATAAGTCTCAGCAGATTACCAAAATTTCATACAAGCATTGCCCTAATGGGTTTACTCATCTTGGTTACAGAAGAAAGAATGCTCTTAAGGAATGGGAATATCATTGGCATCTAACAGTGCTGATGAAGCAGCCCTGGCATATCCTAGAAGAGCTACATAGAAAGTTAAAACATAACTCAGATGAAGCTAAATGAACATTCAGTTGAAATAGAAAGAAGTTCAGCATTTAAGGAGTCCAAGTACACTATGGATGACAAGGAACTCCCCTTGCTATTTAAACTTCTAAGAACCTCAATGTACTCTAACAAGATAGGTTCTATTGTGAGGGAGATTACCTCAAACTGTGTGGATTCACACATTGAAGCAGGTGTGACTGATGTTCCAGTAGAGATTGAATATATCCCACAGGATACAGCTACTGGTAAACATGAAAGCATTGTGTTTAGAGATTTTGGTGTTGGCCTAAGTCCTAGCAGAATGGATAATGTATTCAGAAAATACCTGTCAAGTACAAAAAGAGACAGTAATGACCAAATTGGTGGCTTTGGATTAGGTTCTAAAAGCCCATTTGCTTACACAGATAACTTCTACATTTCCACAAAACATAATGGAAAAGTGTATGATTATCTGGCCATGATTGATGAATCTGGATTAGGGTCAATTGTCAGTCTCCATGAAGACACAACCACTGATAGAAATGGAACAGAAATAATCATTCCAATTCAAAAAAGTGGGGACATTCAAAAGTTCATGGATGAAATCAATATTCAGCTTGCATACTTTGACAATGTGAGGTATATCAACATGCCTCAATTGACAGAGAATGTGGTTTACCATGCTGATAACTTTGCTGTTTCACCACTAGCATCAGCCTACAGCTCTGTGCATATCCTGGTAGGAAAGGTCCCATACCAGATTACTTCTGAGGAGCTTTCAGACATTAGAGATATTTCAGTGTCTATGGGCTTGAAGTTTGACATTGGTGATGTTTCAGTAACTCCTTCTAGGGAAGCCTTGGAATTTGATGATGCTACTATTGAAGCTGTCAGGAAGAAATTTGAGGATGCCAAAGAAGAGATTTACAGAATGTTTGTCAAGGATTCTGAAAGTCTGAATGGAATCATGGACTACTTTACTGCCCTTCAATTTAAAGGGAATAAAGTGTTGTGGCTGGATAAAGAGAGGACACATAATGTGGACATCTCTAAGTTATTCAGTGGCAATAAGTTAAAGAGTTCATTTCAAGACAAGAAGTATCCAACAATGTCTGGGAAAAGGTTTGACTTTATCCCTAGAGATTTCTTGAGAGCTACCTGTCAAGTAGATTGGAAACACTACAGTTGGGATGGTAAGTCTAAGAAAGATGTCTACTCTCATCATGATGGTTCTGATATGATTAGTGCCTTGAATGAGAGTGGTGCAGATTTAAGAATCATCCATGTAGACATGCCTGCAAAGAAAGTACATCTTGATTATGTGCACAGAAAGCTATATCCAGATTGTAAGGTTGCCTTTGTTAAAAAGAGACCATTCAATCTGTATTCAGTTGCTAATCACTTGGGGCTTAGACTGGTAAACAGGAATAAGCACAAAGAGGGTGATGAAACCAACTGGCTGGTGAGTGCTGAAGACAGGAAGCTGTGCCAAGAGTACTTTGATTGTGTACATGAGTTCATTGATGAGCATATTACTACATTATCTACTGCTATTGATAGTGATGAATATGTCCATTATGAAGAGAATGCCAAGCAATCTAACCTTTCTGCCCTGGAATCAGCAGCAGAAAGAAGAGCCAGAAGAAGGGCCAATCTAATCATCACAGCCAAGACTTTGTTTTGGGTGAATGAGAAGAGAGGTAGAACTGGTAGGTATTCCAACAGACACTCTGAGTGGGTTTCTCCACAGTTTACCCCAGATGAAATCAAGCTTACTGAGCTGATGGATTTCAAGGGTATTCTGATTTATGGGTTTCAAGATGATGACCAAGACCTTAAAAACATTGGCCACTTATTCTCTTGGAATAGAAACTTCAGAGACTCTGACTCTTTCAAGACACAAGCCCTCCAGGTAATTAAGATAGCTAAAAGCAATGAAAAGCTAGTTACCTTAAACCCAAGGGCTTACCATGTTAAACATTTTATCAAGACAGAAGTGGCACAGAAACAAATTAAGGACTTAGTGGGTGCTGGATTAGCATTCAAATTTGTTGAACAAGTAACCAAGCTCAACAAGAAACATGCCTATGGAACTGAGATTAGGAATAAGATACTCAAGGAGTTCTATGATATACACAACCCAACCTACAGAGCAATAATGTTCTTGTTAGGGAAGGCTGGTAAAATCAGAGATTTCTCATCTCAATTAGATGATGAGTTCCTCCAAGAGTACTTTGACTTTGCCAAGGAAAATGGGATTGTTGATGAAGATGTGGTAAGAGCAATTGCCCACATAAAGCAATACACTGATGGTCTTGACCTTGTGTATCTGCTTGATATTGACAAGGTTAAGCATAGGAACAGGGATAATGACCCTGTTAAGGAGTTTCTTCAACTCAAAGGAAAGAAGGTCACTACTGAAGGAAGACTCAGTAGAGATAAAAACTTAGAAAGAAAAGTACATCACTATTAAATTTAATCACATGCTGACTTACATTAAAACACCAAGAGCATTGGTTATCAACATTGATGGAGAACCATTCAATGTGAGAAATACTCAAAAGAACTATGACAAGATTTACTCTCAAGTAAAGCTTGCTAATGGTTCTCAAGATGACCAAGACATTGAACAGCTCAAGGTCTTACTCAAGCCTATTAGAAGAATCCTATTCAATAAAGAATACCAGATTGATGTGGATGATAATGGGAACCTTTACCTGGCTGGTATTGAGGAAATGCTTCCTCCAGAGCTTGCAGATTATCTGAAAGAAGCTATGGAAGAGCAAGAAAACATTGAGAACTTAGTGAATTTCTTTAAGCTCTTGATGCTAAACCCTGACCCAGCAGTTAGAAAACAGCTATTCAGCTTCTTACAGCACAATGGCCACCCTATTTCTAAGCATGGATACTTTGTAGCTTACAAGTATGTAAGTGTCAAAGAAGGCTATGTAGAGAAGGAAGTAGAAGAAGAGGTTGAAGTTGATGAGGAAATTGAAGGTATGGGTACAGTGAAAACTGTGCAGAAGAAAGTGACCAAGAAGAAAGAGAAAATTGAAGATGACCATTCTTCCAAAGGAGGAAAGTTCATTGGTTACTCTGAGATTATCACATCAGCTAGAGAAAGAGCTAGGAAAGCAAAGCAATCTGCTAAAAGATACTTTGCATTCATCAATGATGAGGATGATACTGAGCTGGTTTTCAAGTTCTTCAAGAAGGACAAAGAGCCAGAAGCCCCAGAAGGATTCACATTCTTGGGGGCTGATGAGGGTCTGAGGCTGACTTTGGATGAGCTTTATACTGATATGATGAACTTTGATGCCAACCCTGACAATGTTAAATCATTGGATAGCATGGCTGAAGAAGCTCAAGGGACTATCTCTAAAGCTACCAAGAAGAAGAAAAAGACTGTTCTTCAGAAAGTTAAGAAGAGAATCAAGTCTACTGTGTTCACTGATACTCATAGTAAAACTATGGAAATCAGACTTGGAGAGACTGTGGCTATGCCAAGAGAAGAGTGTGACTCTAATCCAAACAACACTTGTTCAAGAGGACTTCATGTAGGTTCAATGGCTTATGTCAAGGGCAATAATTTGATTCTTAACTGTTTAGTATCTCCAGCAGATGTTGTGTCTGTACCAAGAGATTACAACAACACTAAGATGAGATGTTGTAGGTACTTTGCTTTCTCTATCAATCATGAAGAGTACAAGAGCAAGTACACTGATATTGATTACCATGACCTGGATAAAGAAGCTTTACAAAAAGCACTTGAAGAAAAGGTTGCTGGGGAAGAGGAACACAAGATTGTTAGCTCAATTGTTTCTCAGTCAAAATCAATTATTTAACCCAAGCTTGAACCCCTATCATATATGATAGGGGTTTCAAACTTCCCAAACAAGTATACATGAAATTAGTTAAAACCATTACCCTTCATCAGTTTCCAACCCATGTCAAACTCTCTGATAAAAGGAGGGCAAAAAAGGACAAGGAAGGGAACATAACAAACCCAAGGGCAGCAGGTACACCAAAGTTCCAAAAGATAAACTTTCAGTACTTGTATGATGGAAGTGCTCATGGTACTACCAGACAGAAAATGATTAAGCACATGCACCACTATATCAATAAGCAAATCAGAAATGTGGATACTATTGATATGGATGCTAATAAGCCTCTGGTTATCAGAGGGATGCTGTATGCTCCAATCAATTTTGGTTCTGTCAGAACTCAGAATGGGAATGTGATTATTAAAGACCCACCTGAAGGGTATGTCCCCAATTGGGATATGATAAACTTTGGGACAATATGGGTGAAAGCCTTTGAGGACTGTATCTCAGGAGATGAGATGGATTCTAAAGGGGAAACCATTATCAGACCTAGAATCATTCCAGATGACCATTGTGGGTATGTTTCTGGGACTGGTGAGATGAGAGTCAGATTCATTGAAAAATTCTCTCAAAGAAAAATAGTGTTTAACATTTATCAAGATGACTTAGATGAGTACTTCTAAATTACCAATACTGACACACTTGAGCTATTCTTCAATCAAGCTTTTCTTGGAAAGCCCTGAAGAGTTCAAGCACCAATACATTGATGGAAACAAAAAAGAGAAAACCAAATCAATGGAATTGGGTTCTATTGTGGATTGCTTGACAACCACACCCCACCTGTTTGATGATACCTATGCTATCAAAACAATGGAAGGTCCTTCTTCAGAGCAACAGAGAAACTTTGTGGAAGAGATTGTGGATACTTACATTTCTGGTGTAACTCCACAAGCTGATGTGATATGGGCTAACCACTATTCAACCAAAGGAAAAGATGAAGAGGCAATTGTCAAAGCATCTAAAGCTTTGTTTGAAAAGTTAAAGCCATACATGGAGTATCTCATTAATGTCAAGCAGAATGGTCTCATTGAGATTACTGAAGAAATTTATGAGAAAGCTAAGAACATTGCTGAAGCTATCAAGAAGCACCCAATAGCTAATAAATGGTTCATTGAAATGCCTGGTGAATACCAGAAAGAGCTTTGGTGGAAGAGTTCTGCATCTGACCTACAGATTAAAGGCTTTCTTGATAAGGTAGTCTATGACCATGAGAACAAGAGAGCCTTGGTGCTTGACTTGAAAATCATGGATTGTAAAAATGAAAACCAATTTAAGGGCAAAGTGAGGAAGTTCTGGTATCATGGCCAGATGTATTCCTACACAACTGGAGTTGCCCAAAGCCTGTTCAATGCACACAAAGAGCACTATGATGTGTCTCACATATTTGTGGTAGTGAATAGCAATGAACCACATCAAGTAATGTGTATCACCCTAGAAGACAGTGACTTAGAGATTGGAGGGACTCAATTTATTGAGGCTCTTGAGAAAATCAATGCAAGAAGGCACTCTGGGGATTGGACACACAGCAAAGAAGTGGTTAAGCTTCAGGTTTTCAAAACAGATTGAAATGCAAAGAAATAGAAGTTTCTTTTTCATTATGCCTTTACTTGGGTTGCCTGCTAATTTTCCAGACTTAGCAGGCTTCATCAATTCATTTATAAGGCATGGGGCACAGCCCTCAATGACCACCAATATCTTCATTCTATGTAACAAAGAGAAGCTACATTCTAATGGGAAAGTCTACCACAAATTGACACACCATGATATGTATGTAGATTCTTGGGATTATGATGAGCTGGAGTTATTGGTGTTTGACCTACCTGAGAGCTTCCATGAAGACCTTTCTTACTTTAGGAAGGGCAGATACTCATTAATGAGTGAAGAGGCTAAGAATGCCATCCTACAGATATTTGTACCAACTATCAGTGGGGAGGTTACTAAAAACTTTGCAGTGCTGTATCCATTGGACCCAAAGTCTGCTCCATTTAAGGAGGAGCTGGAGGAACTTATTGGATTTAAGCTTACAAGAAATGTAGAATTGATTAGTGTTCCTGACCTGGACAAGGAAACATTTCAAGTGAGTGACCACATTGACCTCTATGAGGCTGATGAGGACATCAAATACCTGCAATTGATTTGATAAAAAGGGGTTTAGCTGGGCAGTGCCTTGGCTTCCCCCCTTTTTCCAGGTTGCTTATACCTACTTTTTAATGTTATAGAACTTCAATTGTTCATCCAAGCCATCTTCATTGAGCCTTTCAAGCTGTTTGGCCAATGGGAAGAACTTATCAAACTTCCTTTTTATTTTCAATTTTCCTTTTCTGTGCCCAGCTTTATACCTTTCAGCATCACCACCAGTCATTAGTGCCCAGCTATCAGAACCTGCTTGGCTTAAGAAACCAATCATGTTCTCTACTGTACCAGCAGCAGCCACAGGAGATTTCATAATATCTAAAGCACTGCTTGGGTTCATGTAGAAAGTCATCTCTTGTTGGTATCTCTTAGCTTGATAGAAGAAGAATTTGTTCCACCAACCATCTTCTGCATCACCATCATCATCAGAAAGGAACAGGCTCATCACAAGTAAACTTGTAGTGTAGAATCCAATCTCTGATATAGCTCTCCAGTAGTTAGCTTTCTCTCTTTTAGATAGTTGGCTCCAGTTCTCAGACATCATAGCAAATCTCAATCTGCCTAAGTCTTTGAGCATCCCTACTTGAACTGCCCAGAAGTCTCTGTATGAACCTCTAGTTTCAGTCTCAAGGAACTCATTGTATCTAGTACCTTCATATCTTCTCATCATACCAGGAACAACCCACTTTCTGAACTGTAAAGCAAGTTTACCAAGAGCATGTCTTTGCATTGCAATAGGAGTATTCTCATTATAGTTACCATGCATTCTTCTGATAACTGCATTGATTTTTCTACCCACAGCATTCATATCTACTTCAACACCTTCCTTGAACTTTACAGTCCCATCTGATGTGTCAATAGCATCCCAAGCATTCCCAACTTTGTTTCCATCCTTATCAAAGGCTGGTGTGTTCTTGAGAATAGCCATCATCACAGTTTGTTGCATCATCTTTTCACCCAAATCCTGAAGTAAATATGCAGGTCTTAGGCTTGAGAATCTTTTCAACACTGTGTTCTTAGGGTTACTCAAGTCTCTTCTATACTCTCCTGGATCGTGACTGGGAAAC